GGAAGTAACTTGAGAACCAATCTCAGGATGGAATGGTCTTTCGTAGTTATTTGTTAAAATTAAATTCTTTACGGCAGTTTTAATAGAATTTACATCATACAAACCAACAATATCCGCTGGATTAGAGTAAGTAAATGATTGATTTGTAAAATTTGCCAGAGCAAGATTATACATCTCTAAGTGGTATTGATCGATGATGCTTTTTACTTTACCAATGAATGTTCCATTAATGTAGATATTTCTCTGAACCATATCATATTTGGTAAATACAGTATTGGTTCCAACAAGAATATTACTATTTGTGGCTGATGTCATACCTCCAATACCTCTGTTTGTTACCAATGAGATTGGAGAGGGTATGAAATTTAGATCTATATCAGAGAATGTTCTTGTATTTCTTGCCATATCTATTATTTAGTGTCTTTTATCCAAAAGTCGTTGGATCTACTGGGTTACCGCTGGCATCATTTTGACTGATTGTATCGTTATCCTGTAACAAATCTCCAACGAAAGCAATTGGATTTCCTTCAAAAAAGAATGTAGAAGGAATTGGCTGTTGTTCTGGTGGTTTAATGGTTCTTAAACCATGATGTGTAACATGACTTGGGTGGTCGTTATAAACTGTTACACCACGCCAAGAAAGTCTATATCCACCAAAAGTAACTGTTGATGTAAATGGACCGATTGGCATGGATCCTGGATAGCCATCGGCTCCAGTTGACTTATTATTTTCTGTAGCTACTTTAGCCATATTAAGTTGTAGTTGGGCGCCAGATAGATACTAATGAACCATCTCCTGGAACTTTGTATCCACCAGCCCAAGATTGATTAACAGTACCACCTGAAGGATTATTAGCTGCTCTATCAGCTTGATTGCCACCAACAAAAGTTAATTTTCCATTGACTGATGTATACACAAAATTAACATGGCGATATCTCCAGAAAGCAATATCTCCTGGCTGAGCATCAGCAAGATTAGTAATCTGTGTAGCACCCCAACGCTGTGGGTTTGTTGTAATTTCAGCAGCAGACGCTGTTTGAACATAACGATAACCACATTGTTTTAGAACCCAATTTACAAATCCCATACACCAAGCAGTTTGGTCTGTCGTCCAAATACCAGACTTAGGATATCCAAGGTCTGCCCAAATACGAGTAATGTTAGCATTTGAAACTGCACCACCCATACCAGTTTCGCTCCAGTATCCAGTAGCAGCCAATTCTAATTGTTTCTGTAGGAAAATGGAAATATCGTTAGTAGTTCCATTTGCCTTTAGACTTTGTCCTTGACCATCGTCTTTTGGTGTGCCAGCATAATTTGGTTTCACACCACCAGCTGCAGCATCAGGATTATTGTATTTACTTGGATTTGCAATAAAATCATTTACAAGATTTTCGTTATCTTGAGAAATCGCATACTTCTGAATGACTGGAGGAGATGGTCTTACTGGGGTTGTTAGGTAAGTAAACGAATCGGAAGCGCCAGTAATATAATTTGGAGGTGTCAATTCAACAACAACTTCTTCATATCCTGGAGCATCAGTAGCTGCTTGAGCAGCACCTTCTTGGCCATGGAACTGCGCTCCGTCCACATTGATATTTTGACCAGCAAGAATATTATGTGTTCCTGCAGTATTAAGGAATGTGTTTCCAGCAGATTTAATATGTTGATTACCAGCTGCCTTCATAAACATATCCGTAGCTGATTGTAATGCGAATGTTGTTCCCGATGCCAATGTAAATGCAGTTCCAGCAGTTTGAATATTTGTCTGCGCTGCATCCATCTGAATATTGGCATTAGATTTTAAATTAAAACTACCATTGGTTAGAACATTAAAATCTCCACCAACAGCAAGATCTAGATCGCCAGCAACCCCAATAGAAGCATCGTTGTTTAAATTAACTGTTGCTGCTCCATCAACTTGAACATCAGCAGAACCTTGAACATATACGCTTGCTGAATTACCAACAGTGATAACACATTTACCATTGATATAAACAGAACCATTTCTATCAATAATTGTATAACCATCACCAATAATTTTATTTACTTGTGTTCCATTCGCATCAATGTCAGTAAATGTTCCAGTTTTGTGGTAGATTCCAACTGTTTCATTCAGTGGTGTGTCGTCAAAAGTTAGTAAGTGACCAGATTCAGTTTCCATAACCTTCGCGTATGGATATTCGCCACCAAATGGAGCAAGAGGTTGATCCCATGTATCACCACCATTCGCAGAAGGAATCGCCTTTGTTCTTTGTGAATCTTTAAACTCAATAGCAGTTTCTTTTTGTATACCACGAGCAAGACGATTAGTGTCTGGCTCATCAAGTAAATTTCTTAGTGGATATTTACCAGTTGGATCTGTAAATCCGATTGTTTTGTTTGCTGAACGATTTTCAAGTAAAGCAGCTTGTTTAGCTGGTGGTAATCCAGCAACATCAGCTGCAGTATAAGTTACTTGAGCATCGGCAGTTGGTTTATTTGTAGAATCAACACCAGTAGATCCGCCTAAGAAATAATCATAGTATTTTTGTTTCTTCGCATATCCACCACCAGCATCATTACCTGTTCTTTGTCTGGCAGCAACGAAATATCCTGGATCGTTTTGATCAACTTTAACATTTAATTTAAAAAACATTGCTGTTGCTGCAGCGCAGATATTAACATCTGTCAACAATAAATCAGGTTGCGTAGTAAGTGGAGCAACAATACCAACTTTACCCAATGCAGTTTCTAATTGTTGATAGAGTGCTCTACCTGTAAACTGAATAAACCCACGACCATAGAATAATGCTCCATCGTCTGGTTGTCTGTTACCAGCATTATATCCATTAGAAAACTGTGGGCTGTAAATAAATCTAAAGAAATCTTCTCTCGAACCCTGCCATTTAGCATACTTCGCAGCGAGAGCCAGATCTCCCTTAAACACACCTTTGAATACTGACGCAAGACTTTCTGCTTTGCTGTAATAAAACCCCTCAGGAACAGGAAGCCAAGCAGACTCACCACCAGCAATAGCAATAACAGCACATTTTGCGTATTTACTAGTCAACCCAATTTTATCACAAGCAGAGATAATCGCTTTAATAGAAGCAGTTGCTTGTGTTGTATTACTTGTTGAGTTTGGTGGAGGTGTTGTTGGAATATCTGTTTTTAAAGTTGCGTCAGGAACAGCATTTGGTGTATTTTGTTCAGTGAGATTTGGTTGCGCTGCACCAGTTGAAGATGGAGCAGTTGTTGATGGACTTGATTGAGAATCTTGAGTCCCAACTTGAACAGGAGTTCCATCAGTATTTTTAATTTCTGTACCTGTTGAGTCAACAAGAATACCACCATCAGTTGCGATAGCATCTGAGGAAGATTCTTCAGAAGCAATCTGCGCTGCTTGTGATTGAGGAATTCCTGGGAGAGTTCCCAACATAACAGGATACTGTTCGTCTGGGTCGGTAAACATGATAGCAACCCATGTTCCAAGAACTGGACCAACAGGTGTCCATCCAATACCATTCATTGAAGCAGATGTTATTGGAGCAATAGGATGAGCCCAAGGTAAATCTTCAGTTGGTAGTTTTGTTTTATCTTCAGTATGAAGTCCAACTATACGAACTTGGCAACGACCAATTCGTAATGGATCATCTCTATTTTCAACTACACCTGTATATAATTTCATGCTGCTGTTTTTCCTGTTTTCAAATCAAATATCAAACTATCTTTAATCACTTCAATAAAACATTCATGTTGTTCTCTATCTATAACATGATTAATGGCAGAAATTAAATAGTTACCGCTGTACATTTTATCTTTATAATCGTTTGGAGTGTCAGCAGTCGCAGTTGGTGCTGGAATGTTTACATCAAGATAAACCTTTTGGCCAACTGTATAATCGCTTCTACCCTTAACACGCAGACTTAATTTAAACGATTCTGCCTGTTTCATTCTGGATATTCTATCCTGTAAAACTTTAGCAACACCAATTTCACCAAATCCTGTAAATACTTGATTCTCTTTTTCAATCGTAAAGGTAATTGAACCAACACGAGCAGCTACTTCGTCTGTTGTAATTGGAAATTGATTTAATCTTGTTTCTTTACCTTCGCCAAACTTTTTAAGATAATCGTAAAACACAGTACCATATCTTTTTGTGGTAAAATCGTGTGTTACAAGTTTAGAAGCATATGTTCCATGTCTAACACGATCAATATAATCAAACCCAGTAGGAACAGATAATTCTAGTATCTTACTAAAATCTCGTTCAAGAACACGAGTTGATCCACCCAGCTTGTTAATATCATCGTGAGTGGTTCCACTCTTAAATGTCTGATATACTGGCTGATCGTTAAGATAATCTAAAGAAACAAAATTATATCCTTTTCTATTTTCAAAAAACAAATAGGTAGAA